CTCAGTCTCTCTCTCGACGTATCTGCAGGATCAGGGAAAACCCTCGAGCAAGTAACCGATGCCCTCGGCAAAGCCTATGAAGGCAATATCGCAGGATTATCTCGACTCGGTGCTGGCATAGATGCAGCCGTAATCAAGTCCGGCAACATGGACGAAATCACCAAAGTCCTATCCGACACGTTCTCAGGGCAAGCCGAAACCTCAGCCCAAACCTATGAAGGCCAGATCAAAAGGTTATCCACTGCAGCCGACAACATGAAAGAAGCGTTCGGGGCTGGACTACTCAGAGGCCTCGGCGACACTAACGATGCCACTAACGACCTAGTAAAAGCATTCGAAGATCTCGAGCCCCTCATCGGTAGCACAGGTGAAGCCGTAGGCAAGTTCGCCACAACCGCACTCAAGGCCTACACAAATGCAGTCGGTGACGCTGGAGACGAATCACAAGCCGCAGCGCAACAAGTAAAAGGAGTAGGCAATGCTGCAGTAGCATCAGGTGGCCTATTTGGTGAAATCTTTGCAAGCCTCACAGGACCCAACAGCCCCCTGGGAGTGTTCACTCGAGGACTCGGCGCAGCTGGAGGAGCAGCGGACAATCTCACAGGCAAGGCATACACGACAGCCGACGGAATGGAACGCCTCGCCCTGTCCACTGTAAGGGCAACATCAGCGATCCAAGACTTCAACGGTGAAAGCGGGGCAGGCCCAGCCTACAAAAACAGTGGCCAGAATCCTTATGAGGAATACTTACGGCTCCAACGTATCGGCATCCTAACGCTACCCGTACTCACCGAAAAGGTAGATAACCAGACTACGAGCACTAATACCGGATCAGTAGCAGTAGAAGAATTAACAAAGAAACAACAGAAACTTATCGACAAATATGAGGAAGGGAAAACAGCCCTAGCGGATCGAGGGAAGCAGCTCCTCGATGAAGTCGATGCCCTGAACAAAGCCCGAGAAGCAATCACCGACTACACGGATGCACTGTCCACAAACATTCTCTCAGGCGTAAACCTCGGCACAGCCTATCAAGACCAATTTAATAAAGAGGGAGAAAAGACTGGAATAAGTCTCCTTGAGGGATTCAATAACCAAATAGAAGAAGCTAAATGGTTTGGAAATGTCCTCACAGCGATTAAGAATCAAGGGGCGGATCAAGGTCTCATCGACCAAATTGCAAGCCTCGGTCCATCAGTAGGTGGGGCCCTCGGACAACAGATGCTCGATGAAGGCCTTGTGCCTGAACTGTCTAAAAAATGGGTATCGGTAAATGAAACCGTAAACGAACTAGCGAAAGGCCTAATACCCGAGGGCCTTCTCGCTGGTGAACAATTCGCCCTGGCAACAGTCGAAGGCACTGCAGCGACACTCCTCAAGGAACAGAAAAGCCTCAAGAAACTAGGTAAGCAAGTAGGCAAAATCGTGGGTGCATCATTCAAAGCACAGCTTGCCGATGATGTAGCCGAGGCAGTACGCAACGTAGAAGCCCAGGCGACAGCTGCCAGGGCCGAGGCAGTAGCCACAGCCACGAGACAACAGCAAGCCATTACCGAGCAAGAAATCGCCCAGGCGATCTCCCAGATCATTGCCAGGGCAGAGCAGCGACTCGGCCAACTTAATCAGCCTCTAGTCGCATGATTACCGAGATCAGCCTCGGAGGCACAGTCCTCGACCTGGACACGATCGAATATAACGTCGGAATCCAGCATGGTCGATCAGATGTAACCTCTACGCCCCAGTCTAGTAACGCCCAGATCACGATCAGGGGCCCGGTGGGTGTCGATGCCGAGATCACCGATGAACTCATCATCAAGGCCTATGGGCAACGCCGATTCACTGGCGAAATATCCGATATCACGATCACGCATTTATCCTCGGAGCCCCCAGTGGCCCTCACAACGATTATTGCCATGGGTTACCTATCGACACTTGGCATGGTACAGGTCGGTGTCGATGGATGGAGTAATCAGACAGCCAGGCAAAGAGTCGAGGAGATCCTTGCAGCCACAGGACTCCCATACGCTAACGGAGCAACCACAGACATAACTTTTCATGGTTTATCTACTGGCAACGCTGAGCCCACAGATGCCCTCAGCTACCTAGCAGGAATCGCGGAATGGTCCGGCGCGACCTATTTTGATGACCCTGATGGGCGTATCGTATTCGAGTCCTACGGTGCTAGAGGTATCACTACGTTCGCGGGAACCTGGTCAAACAACATCGGGCCATGGTCAGATTACGACCAGACCTGGGACTCATTCCCGATCGACAGATCAGCAGAAACACTTCCATCGGATGCAGTGATCTACACGCCCACCTGGTCGCGCACTAGGCAGAGCATTGTAAACGATGTCACAGTCTTAGGACATGTCTCATCAGGTGGCGGCCACGGTGGGGACTGGGAAGTGACTGTCACCGATTCAGCGTCAATCGCTGCCTACGGTCGCAGGGCATACAGGCTACAGACAGAGATCCGATATGAGGCAGACGGTACAGATCGGGCAGGGAGCATCATTACAGCCCAAGCGAATCCGCTCTGGTCATTGGGTCAGATCTCGATCATCATGTCGTAACTCTCAACCCATGATCGAGACTTAATCCTCGCCCTAGTGTCAGGCTCAGCGGTCGCAGTCCTTAACCTGCCACAACCAGCACCCCTAGGACAGTTTGTGGGCATTGTTGAGGGATGGGGCGAACGCTACTCCGATGGGCAACACATTCTTACCTTGTCAATTTCAGACCCGCGCTACTCATTCGAGACAATTACATGGGCAGAGGTAGATCCCGCGCTAGAATGGGGCGACATCAACGTAGAGCTTAAATGGTACGAAATAATTAGCGGCAGCGACCTAGCAGCATAGGAGAAAGAAAATGGCAGGCAGCACACCCATATATGGGATTCCCTATCCCGAGTCCTCGGATCTGGTAGCCAATTATCCGGCGCTAGGTGAGGGACTTGCAGACAAACTCGAGGACAAACTCCCCACCTACTCGGCCACGGCCCCAACCTCTCCGAGCGTCGGTCAAGTGTGGGTAGACTCATCTGGCCCTATTGGCAAAGTGTGGAACGGATCAGCCTGGACAATTTTTAGCGGGGCCGGTAGTGCGAACTTCAGCGACACTGCTACCGGCACATATACCGACGCCGGCATAAATTACAAATATATTACCTACACGGGTTCGGGAACTTTAACTATAACCACAGCGGGTTTCGCTGACGTGCTCGTTATCGGTGGTGGTGGCGGAGGCGCAACAGGGCAAGCCGGTGGTGGTGGCGCTGGACAACATTTATATTTAACGTCTGTCTATCTTCCAGATACCGTTCAAACGGTAACTATCGGCGCTGGTGGTGGTTCTAACTCTCCGGGTAATTCATCCGCGCTTCAAAGTTTATTGAGTGTCGGTGGTGGTCGTGGAGGAAGTGGTGCTAGTAACACATTGGGGACTGGTGGCGCTGGTGGTTCCGGTGGTGGTGGTGGTTCAACAGCCACTGGCGTGGCAACATTGTCCGGTGGCACTGGCCTTGCAAGCACTTTCGCTGGTGGCACTGGTGGAAGCGACCAAGCCACTTTCCGCGTTGGTGGGGGCGGCGGCGGTGCAAGTGCCGCTGGATCAAACGGTACATCAACTAACGCAGGAACTGGTGGTGCAGGCGGTGCTGGTGTCGCCAATTCTTTAACCGGCACTGCTGTAACTCGTTGCGGTGGTGGGGGTGGTGGTTCAAGCGTAAGCGCGGCTGGTGGCGCTGGTGGTTCTGGTGGTGGTGGTGTTGGTGCAGGTGCATTTGGAGCCGCAACATCTGGTACTGCCAACACAGGTTCCGGTGGTGGTGGTGCTGGTGGAAGTTTCCCAACACCGGGTAACGGCGGTTCTGGTGTAATAATTATTAGAGTGAAGGTCTAGGTAATGGCACATTTTGCACGGGTAGAAGATGGCGTTGTTCGTGAAGTCATTGTCATAGACAATGAAAATTGCGGTGGTGATGACTTCCCCGAGTCCGAACCAATCGGGCAAGACTTCATTGCCTCAAT